GACTGTCGGCACCAAGGGCTTCACGTTCGCGACGAACGGTCAGTTCAAGGCAGAAGCGCAGGTGTATGCTGGGACTGCCTACCTCAACACTGACGGCAATATCGGCGGAGGCACGAGCAGCATCTGGGCCAACTGGGGCGCGGCAGATGCTTACAGCGCCATCAATGCCCGCATCGAGGCCCGTGCGCAGGCGTGGGCCAACGACCGCATATCTCAGCTTCAGTACCGCAAAGTTTCGCTTTCCTACGACGGCTCTAGCGGCGGCTTCGCCAACTACGCCGGGGCGGTGGTCGTTGGTTACGTGCGCGATGGGGGCATGAACGGGCAGGTTGCGGGCCTCTACTTCATGTACTTGCAAGTTTATGACCCGGTGCGCGGCTGGGTCGGATTTCAGGGGTAGACGATGGCTGACACAACCACCACCAACTACGCGCTTGTCAAGCCCGGTGTCGGCGATGTTGCCGGTGCCGACGCGTGGGGCGCCAAGCTCAATAGCAACTTCGACACGATCGATGCCGAACTCAAGTCGATTGACGGCACCACCGCTGCGGCGAAGGCAACGCCAGTCGATGCCGATTGGGTCGGTGTCTATGACAGCGCCGCTGCTGGCACGCCTGTCAAGAAAACTCTCTGGTCGCAGATCAAAGCGTTCCTGAAGACGTATTTTGACACGCTCTATCTCGGCCTTGGCGGCGGCACCATGACAGGGGCGATAACCGTCAACTATGTGAACGCCCTTACCCGTTGGATTTATCCCGGCGTTCGCGCTTGGTATATTCAGGCTTTGGGCGACGGTCGCCTTCGCTTTGTCGATGAGAGCGGCGGCGTGGAATATCTATCGTTCGCCCCCGGCCAAGCCTTGGGTGATCTGAACACGCGCATCAACAGCCAAGCGCTCGCTTATGCGAATGACCGCGTAGCAAACCTGCAATACCGCCACGTCTCACTTGGTTCAGCGGCTCTTAACGGCAACACCGGTTGGAAGTACGCCCCCGGTGGGTCGCTGTACGTCGGCCTCAACTACCTCGGCAGCAACTATCAGTATGGCAACTACGCATGGGTTTACCCACAGGTCTATGACCCTGTTCGCGGTTGGATTGGCTTCAGTCAGGCTTATTAAGAGGCAATCATGGAAATTGTAAACTTTGGGCACTTCACCTCGTACTCGCAAGGCGACGGTATCCTCTACTTCAAGAACGAAGACGGTCAGGATTGGTACGACCTTCGCTTCGGTCTGACGACGTGGGATGACAAAGGCACCTTCATTGATGCCGTCTACGGCGCGTGGGCGATGGTCGATCCCTCGACCATGTGCGTCACCAACGTGGAGTTCGACCCCTCGCGCCTCATGCCGGGAGATCGCATCGTCCTCGGCATTGACGCCGAATGGACGACGATCGGGAAGGGCCAGCTCTACGAAGATGGTGTGCTCAAGGCCGTTCCTCCCGCCCCGGTCGTCTTCCCGAACATCTCCGGGCGCCAGCTTTGGCTCGCCGCTCGCGAAATCGACATCAAGAAGGCCGACGTGCTGGCATTGGTCGAAGCCATGCCGGATGAGGCCGAAGCTGACAGGCTGATGATCGAGCTGACAGAGCCGCCGCTCAGTGGTTACGAGCGCACTAGCCCTGCATTCACGACGCTCGCCGCCATGATGAACATCCCCGAAAGCCAGTTCGATGCGCTCTGGCTCCACGCGGCCACCCTCTAAGGACGATCGATGAAATCCAATTACGAGACCTGTCAGGCCATCACCCTCAAGTGGGAGGGCGGTGACAGTGATAACAAGGCGGACCCCGGCGGCAAGACCCGCTGGGGCGTGACGCAAGTGCGGTACGACGAGTTCCGCAAGAGCAAGGGCTTCCCGGCCAAGTCCGTCTTCACGATGGATCACTCGGAGATGCTGGAAATCTACAAAACAGGATACTGGGATGCTGTCAGCGGTGACACGCTTCCGCTTGGCGTTGACCTGGCTGTTTGGGACTATGGTGTCAACTCTGGCCCCGCCCGTGCCAATTCTACGCTTCGCGCCGTTAAGTCCACCGACGCCGTTGCCGTGGTCAAGGAATTGTGTGCCAAACGCATGTCCTTTCTTCAGGGGCTCAAGACGTTCAAGTCTTTCGGGAAGGGATGGAGCAACCGCGTCGCGGACATCGAGGCCAAGGGCGTCGCAATGGCGCTCAAGGCGGCTTCCCCGGCGACAGCCCAAGCGGAGCTCGTGAAGCGCTCCCAAGAAGCTTCTGACAAGGGTGCCAGCACCGACACGGTTGCGCTTGGTTCGGCCCGTGCCGGGGGTGGCGCCAGCGTCGCCAGCGGCGCAGCAACTGTTTCCGGCCAAGTCGATCAGTGGGTCAGCACCGGCCTCCTCGTGGTGGGCGGCCTCGCAGTCGTCCTCGCCATCTACTTCGTTGTCAAAGCCCGCCATGACAAGGCCCGCGCCCAAGCATACCTCAACGCCGCATCGGAGATTGCATGATCCCTATTCTCGTTCCGATCCTCGCGCAGATCGGCGCCCCGATCCTGAAAAAACTCCTGGAGGACAAGATCGGCTCCGGCGTTGCTGACACGATCGTTGACACGATCGCCACGAAACTCGGCGTTGACCCGACGCCGCAGGCGATCGGTGCCAAGTATCAGGCCGACCCAGTTGCCACGGCAGAAGCTGTCAAAGCGGTGGAAGCCGAGAACGCCGACAAGTGGCTCGCGCATCTGGCCGAGCGGGATGAAATGATCGCACGCGAAGACACTCGCGAAACCTTCTTCGCGTGGGGCTGGCGCCCTGCCATGAGCTGGCTCGTCATCTTCCTCTTCGCGTGGTCGATGGTGGTTCTGCCGCTCGTGAACTCGGCCTTCAAGAGCTCGATCCCGGTCCCCTCGGCTGACAGCATCCTTCAGTTCTCCGGTATCTGGCTTGTCATCTACGGCGGCGGCCACACCCTCAAATCGGTATTCGCCAAATGAGCCCAGCCCCCAACGAAAATGTCGAATTCGACCTGACGACCGATCTGCGCACCCGCATCCTCAATCTCGAAACGTGGCGTTCTCAGCGTGACATCGCCGACGCCCGTGCGGATGAGCAGCGCAAATACCTCGATCTCCGCTTCGGCTCGCTGGAGCGGAAGATCAACGGCGTGGCGTGGATCATCGTCAGCGGCTTTGTCGTCGCTCTCGTGACCTACGCCTTCAAGGGCGGGCTCAACCTCCCCATCAAGTAAGGAAATTAGCTTGGCGTTTCTCCCTGTCAGCATCCCTCCCGGCGTAGTGCGCGGCGCGTCCCCGAATGACATTCGGGGGCGTTGGTATGACACGAACCTCGTGCGCTGGAACGGCGGCGTGCTGGAACCGATCGGTGGGTGGGAGCGCGCCACGCCGACTCCGTTCCCGGATCGCATTCGGAATATGGCGGTCTGGCGTGACAACAAGCTGTCAAGATTTATCCTGGCGGCGTCCATGCGCAAACTCTACATGGAGTACGGCGAGGGCTTCGTTGACGTTACGCCAACTGATCTGGTAGGCGCCGACCCTACGGCTTATGCCTATGGCTTCGGTGTCAACAACTTTGGCAAGGAAGACTTCGGCGACGCCCGTGCGGCACCCTCTGTGAACATCGATATCCTCCCGACGTTCTGGACGTTCTCGAACTGGGGTCAGGACATGCTCGCTGTCAGCTCCGTTGACGGGCGGCTTCTGCGTTATAACCCCCTGCTCCCAACGGCTAAGTTCGCGCCGATCTCCAGTGCGCCACTCAGCAACATCTCCACGCTCGTGACAGCCGAGCGGCACGTCGCGCTGCTCCAGATCGGTGGCAATCCGCGCCGCATCGGCTGGTGCTCGCGTGAAGATTACTCCGATTGGAACTTCGCGAGCACGACCAACACCGCAGGTTTCATCGAGCTCGAAACCCAGACCCCGCTTGTCAAGGCCGTGCGCTGCCGTAGCGGGAACTTGGTGTTCTCCAACTCCGACGTGTTCCTGATGGACTACATCGGGCTTCCCTACGTCTATGGCTTCCCGCATCTCGGACAGACCCGCCTTATCAACCCTGACACGCTTGTCACTGACAACGGCAATGCTTTCTGGTGGGCGACCGACGGCTTCAAGTCGTTCGACGGCGGTGCGATCCGCCCGATGCCATGCCCGGTATGGGATTACGTCATGGGCAGGGCCAACATCCCCGTCTTGCGCACCGTCGCGCACGGTGGGGCGCTAGGCACCCATCCTGAGATTTGGTGGTTCTACCCGTCGAAGAACTCGATGACATGCGACAGCTATGTCATGACGAACTACGAAGAGGGCTGGTGGGCGATCGGCAAGCTCGACCGCAGTGCGATGATCGCCGCAAACGCCGACCGTTACCCCTACATGGCGGGTGAAGACGGCCACATCTACAAGCATGAGAGCGGGTGGTCCGGTTCGATCGCGACCGCGCTCCGTGACGTGTGGGCGGAGACCTCCGCGCTCTCGCTGGGTGCTGGTGACAGGGCGATGGAAATCAACCAGGCGCTGATCGCCAGTGGCAGCGGATTTGACAGCGTGCAGGCTCGTTTCTACACGAACCGCTCCCCTGCGGGATCGGAGCGTGCCTTCGGCCCGTACCGCATCAGGGGCAATGGCTACATGGATACTCGCGTCTCCGGCAGGGACGTGCGTATGCGTTTCGAAAACATAAAGAATGAGGATTGGAGCATTGGCGAAACAAGGCTCGACGTTGCACCCGGAGCGGGAAGATGATAGGGTGATTGTGCAATGAATTTCTCGTTCCCCTCTGCTCCGCAACAGTATTCTCAGCGGTATTTGACCGACCTGATCGAGAGTATTCGGAAGGCGTTTATTCCGGGTATCAGCAAGGACGCGGCGGCTCCACGCCTCCTCCTCCAAAGCCCGAATGGCACTGTCTACGAGATCAAGGTGTCAGACGCTGGGGCGCTAAGTGTGGTGCTGAATGACGGAAACAGCAGACCATGAGAAGCTGCTTGAAAAGATAAGGAAGGCGCTCGCCCTCCCCTTTTCCTCTCATAATTTCGAAGATGTTGTTGATGCCCTGAAACAGGGGCACATGCAGGCTTTCTGGAATGACGACGCGATTGTCATCACCGAAATCTGTGTCACGCCCCGGCGCCGGTTCATCAACATCTTCCTCGCTGCCGGTACGCTCGCGGGTGTGTATGCGTTGCACACACAAGTCGTAGAGCTTGCCGACAAGCACGGCATCACGGAGCCCGTGCAGGGGATCATGCGGCCCGGATGGGGCAAGCACCTGAAGAAACGTGGTTGGAAAAAGTGGGCAGAGATTTGGTGTCTGCCGAAGGAGAAATGGGATAATGGCGAGCACGCCTTCGACGCAGACCACCATTAACAAGACCGAACTGCCGCAGTGGGTTCAAGACGCTGCGCAGAAGAACCTTGGTATCGCCGACCAGATCGCCGCGAAGCCGTATCAGGCGTACACGGGCGACCTGACAGCAGGGCCGAGCGCGCTCCAGACGCAAGCCTTCAACAGTGCGGGACAGACCGCTGGGCAGTGGAACCCGGCGATGGCGGCTGCCGCGAACACGGCGACCGCCGGGACGAACTTCAGCTACAAGCCAACGTCGTTCCTGAACGCCAATGTCAAGGACTACATGAACCCGTATGTTGACGCCGTGAAGACCGGTGCGATCAACAACGCGAACATCGCGCTCAAGCAGAACCTCAACGCAATCGGTGACAGCGCCGTCGGCGCGGGTGCCTTTGGAGGGTCGCGCCACGGTGTCGCCGAGGGTGTCGCCTCCGCAGAGGGAGCACGTCAGATCGGCGACCTCAGTGCGCAGCTTGACAGCGAAGCGTTCAACAACGCGCAGTCAGCCTGGAACACCGATGTCAACCGTGACATGACAAATGCGTACCAGCAGCAGGCGGTGCGGTCGCAGTCGGCTGACCAGCTCTCGAACATCGCGCAGGCTGGTTCGCAGATGAACAACCAGACCAACACGCTCCTCGCGATGCTTGGTGGTCAGCAGCAGCAGCTCTCGCAGCAAGACCTCTCCGCGCAGTACGCGCAGTGGAAGGAGCAGCAGGACTACCCGACCCAGCAGCTCAACCTCCGTCTCGCCGCACTCGGTGCAACGCCTTACGGCGGCACGCAGTCGCAGACCTCGACGGCTGCCGGTGGCGGCAATCAGGCGATGTCGATGTTTGGTGGGCTTCTCGGAGCACTGCCGTTCCTCGCCGGTCTGTCTGACAAGAATGACAAGACGGACATCGAGAAGCTGGGCAAAGACCCGGAGACCGGCCTCGATCTCTACGCCTACCGCTACAAGGGCGACCCGAAGAGCTATCCGAAAGTTGTCGGCCCGATGGCGCAGGACTTGAAGAAGCAAGACCCGGACGCCGTGAAGAAGGTCGGCGGCCACATGGTTGTCAAGAAACTGGGAAGCCTCGGCTTTGGCGGCGGCTTGCCCATGAAGAGGGCCGCGTAAATGAACGGCGCGCAGTACGC